ATAAAGTACCTAGAATTATTACTAGCACATCTGACTTAACAGGCGGTGTACCAAAAGCAAGTCTTGGTAATATCGGCGATTATGCTGTGGTAACAACAAACACAAACAACCCAATATACCTTAAGAAATATAACAATACTTGGGTATTAGTTGGAAGTACAGGTTGGATGACCGCTAGCCCAACAGTTAGTGCTACAGAATCTAGCCCAACAATGACAGCGACAGATGCTATTATTATTAACGGTTCAACAGTTACATTAACTGGTACAACTGTTGATAGCGTTGTAAGTGATATCACTACAGCGGCAATCACTGGTGTTAGTGCATACAATTCCAACGGTATATTAAACATTTTTGCAGATTCTACTGCAACATCAGATGGTAGTACAGCAGATGGCGCTATTGCTATTAGCAATGGTTCAGGCACACCATTAACTGATTTAGGTATTACAGCAGGAACATACTTCAGACCAGCAGTTCAGCACAGTGCGCACACAAGTGTTCCAACTTGGAAGACTAATGATTCAGCACCGAGACCAACTGGTAGTGTATGGTTTAAGACAACTACTGCTAACGTTGGTGCTAACTTTGATGTTAGTTTATATTCTAGTACAACAGACGCATTTACAGCAGTAAGCGCACCTGTTTACGAAAATGATCAGTCAGCAAACAACAGTTTAGATGCAACTGGCGGCGGCAAGAACATTGGTTCTGGTAGCGTTTACGTACAGTACGATGTACTAGAAGACGACTCAGCAACATACAAATTATTCAAACGCCAAACAACTGGTAACACAACTGTTACTGGTAGTGTTGCTAACCCAACATTGATCTCTGGTAACACATTTACAATACAACAAAGTGTTCCAGGTAGCACTATACTAGATAATGCACAAACAGTTACACTAAGTGGCACTGATGCGGCATCTATGGTTAGTGATATTTTAGCATTAGGCTTATCACAAATCACTGCTAGTGTTAACAGTTCAGGTAAGATTGTTATTGAACACGAAGGCGGTGGTGTTATTATTCTTAAGAACACAAGTGGTACACCTTTAACAACTGCTGGTATTACTTCTGCACTTAGTAATGTACGAGCTGGTAATGACAGTGACTTAATTGCAAGTAACTGGATCCCATTAACATACACAGCAAGTACAAGTCAGCCAAGTGCTGATCCAGCAACTGGTACACTTTGGTACTACAATGCTGTAGATGATGTTGACGTTATGATGCACGATGGCAACGGCTGGAAAGGTTACCAAACACTAGCCGCTGATGCTAGAGGTTATGACTTAACAGCAACAGACCCAGAAGGTGTCTTAGTTAGTGCAAGTGAGCCAATTGAGCAATCGGATGGTACAGCACTTGTAAGTGGTGATCTTTGGATTGACACTAGCGATTTAGAGAACTATCCAGCACTTTACAGATATGATGCTACTGATGCAGATTGGACACTAATTGATAACAGTGATCAAACATCAGAGAACGGTATTGTGTTTGCAGATGCACGTTGGGACACAGACGGTACAACAAATCCAATTACTGGTGACTTGCCAGCAATTACAGATTTGTTAACATCTAACTACACAGATTTAGATGCACCTGATGAGAACTTGTATCCACGTGGAACAATTTTGTTCAACACACGTAGAAGTGGTTACAACGTTAAAGAGTTCAAGAACGATTACTTTAACGCAGACGACTTCTCAGGTAGTTTACCAACAATTAAAGATGCTTGGGTAACAAAGGCAGGTAACAAATCTGACGGTTCACCTTACATGGGTAGAAAGGCAGTTAGACAAACAGTTGTTGCCGCTATGAAGTCAGCATTGGATAGCAATACAGAGATTAGAGAAGAGCAACAGGTATACAACATTATTGCCGCTCCAGGCTACGAAGAGCTTACAGCAAACATGGTAAGTCTAAACAACGATAGACGTAATACAGCGTTTATTGTTGCAGACACACCAGTTAGACTTGCTCCAAGTGCCACAGAGATCAGTAATTATAATAATAACACTGGTACATGGGCAGGCGAAGGTGCAACAGTTAATGATCCTTACGTTGGTGTTTACTATCCAGCGGCACAGAGTACAGACTTAACTGGTAGCACTATTGTTGTTCCACCAAGTCACATGGCATTACGTACAATGATTAGAAGTGACGATGTGAGCTTCCCATGGTTTGCGCCAGCAGGTACAAAGCGTGGCTTAGTTGACAACGCTACACAGTTAGGTTACGTTGATGCTTCAACTGGTGAATTTGTATTTGCAGGATTAACTGAAGGCGTAAGAGATAGTTTATACGAGAATAAGATTAATCCAATTACATTCTTACCAGGTGTTGGTTTATTGGTATACGGTCAGAAGACACGTGATCCAAATGCACCAAGTTCACTTGATAGAATTAATGTTGCAAGACTTGTTGTTTATATGAGAACTAACTTAAACACATTAGCAAAACCATTTGTGTTTGAACCAAATGACAAGTTGACTAGAGATGAAATCAAGCAATTAGTTGAGCAGTTATGTAACGACTTAGTTGCAAAGAGAGCTCTTAATGACTATGTTGTTGTATGTGATGAAACAAACAACACACCAGTTAGGATTGATAGAAACGAACTATATGTAGACGTTGCTATTGAACCAGTTAAGGCTGCTGAATTTATCTATGTTCCGATCAGATTGAAGAACACAGGTGAGATTTCAGGAACTAGTGTATAATAAAGTACGCATATTATGAGAGCCGTAAGGCTCTCATTTATGCACGTAGTATACTATAAATACTACTAACAAGGAGACAAACAAATGGCAGTAGCAAGTTTAAACAAATTTACAGTACCTTTAGCTAGTGACCAGTCAGCAAGTACACAAGGCTTGTTGATGCCAAAGTTAAAGTATCGCTTTAGAGTGAGCTTTGAAAACTTTGGTATTACAACTCCACGTAGTGAATTAACAAAACAGGTTGTAGATTTTATGCGTCCTACAGTTTCACAAGAACGTATGGAAATTCCAATTTACAACTCAAGAATTTACTTAGGTGGACGCCCTACATGGGAGACAACAACTGTTAACTTGCGTGATGATGCCCAAGGTAATGTTTCCAAACTAGTTGGCGAACAGATGCAAAAGCAATATGACTTTATGGAACAGTCTAGTGCGGCATCGGGTATCGACTACAAGTTTATTACAAGATGTGAAATATTAGATGGTGGTAATGGTGCATTTGCTCCAACTACATTAGAGACATGGGAACTATATGGTTGTTTCTTAACTAATGTAAGTTACGGTGACGTAGCGTATGGTAGCGATGAGCCAGTACAAATCGCAATGACAATCAGTTTTGATAATGCGGCACAAACACCGCTTGGAACTGGTATTGGTACTACAGTTGGTAGAACAATTGGACAAACAATTACAGGTTAATCGTAGTAACACAAGCAGTATAAATTAAGCAGGGTATAAAAACCCTGCTTTTTTTACGGATAAATAATAGTATGGCAAACTCTTTTCTTAAAGCATTAGGCAGTACTACAGCATCTGTTCTTAAAGCAGGAACAGGAATAGATGTTAACGAAAGTCTCGGCAAGCAATTTAGAAATTTAGCAAATGCCGCAAGTACACCTGACTATATTAAAGACTTTAAACATGCACAACGCATGTTTGGAGACAATAACTATGCACTAGCACCTAAACATGGTGCATTATTTCATGTAAACATAGAACTTAATCCTAACTTAAACTACCAGACCAACGAAGAAAAAATTGAACTTGGTATGCTGGCTAAAAATGTTTCGCTACCGGGGTTTAGTTATAGCACCGAACAGTTACATGCTTATAATAGAAAAGTAAACATACAAACAAGAGTTGGCTACAATCCTATCACCATAGAGTTTCATGACGATACTTCTAATATTGTAAAAAGATTTCACGAATTGTATATGCGACATTATTATAAAGATATGGAGCATAACAATCCAGACTATGATCCTACATACGCTGTTTATGGTAATAGAACTTCAGACCAATGGGGTTACACACAAAACAAAGAAGCAGAAGGCGAATTCATTAGACGTATCCATGTTTATAGTATGAGCCAAAAACAGTTTACCCATTATGTTATTGAAAATCCTATGATACAAAGTTTCAATCACGGTAAACATGATTACAGTGGAGAAAATTTCTTATCAAATTCAATGACAGTTATGCCTGAACAAATACGTTACATTGGAGAAGGTATAGTAACACAAGAGCAAGTTAGAGGATTTGGACAAATACACTACGACAGAACACCTAGCCCATTGCAATCATTGGGAGGTAGAGATACCATTATAGGCAAAGGTGGCTTGGTCCAGACAATAGGCGGCATCGGTGATCAACTACAGCAAGGTAATTTCCTTGGTGCGGCACTAAATGCCTTTAAAGCAAGAGAAACATTTAAAAACGCAGATTTAAAGAAAACAGCACTACGTGACATAACTGAACTAGCAACGGATGTTGTTAGAGGAAATAATACGCAAGGTAAGTTCTTCTTTCCAAGTGTTACAAATTTAGTTGATAAATTTGGAGATTCCGCAACAAAAGATGTTTCTAGTGCATCTCCAAATAGTGAGATTGTAACTAATCCTAACGCCTCGAGTAATGTAGGAACACAAAACTTTACACAACGTCAAGATCAAAATCGTACATCACAGATTCAACAACAGTTAGGTGAAAACCCTAATACGTTAGGAACATAACACATGGCTATATCAAGTAATTTACCAAACCCTAATATTGAAAGTACTCCTAACTACTTTAAAAACTATTTTGTTAAGCAAGGAATAGTAAGCGATAACCAATACGAAGCATTAATTGGTCTTTTGATGAAGAGAAATGGTAACCGAGCGGCAGCAGAAAATTTAGCGTCTGCGGCTATACAAGGTGCGGCACAACAAAATATGACAATGACTGATATGATAGAATATATCAGAAGAACTAATGACGTAGAACTCGATGCATTCCTAGCATTTTTCTTAAACAACACTAGAGTAGGTACAAGTTACTTAGGAATCAGTAATACACAAAATCAAAATCCATTTGTAATTCGAACAATTCTTGTATGAGCAAATATGCACAAGGCAAATTTAAACCCACTAATCCAGACAAATACTTAGGCAGACAACTACCAACATACCGTAGTAGTTGGGAACAACGTTTTATGATGTTCTGTGACACTAATCCTAGTGTATTAAGTTGGGCTAGTGAACCTGTAAAGATCCCTTACTTCAATCCAGTTAAAAATAAGCAAACAATATACGTACCTGACTTCTTAATAGAGTATGTAGACAAAAATAGACGTAATCACAAAGAGCTAATAGAAATAAAACCCCGCAATCAAACACTACTAGAAAAAACACGCAGTCAGCGCAACAAAGTTGCTTGGGTAATTAATCAAGCGAAATGGCAAGCCGCTGAAACTTGGTGTAAACAGTATGGAATAGCATTTCGTATACTAGGCGAAAACGAATTATTCCATAATCCTAGCAATAAATAGGTGTTATATGTTTCTAAGTAAAAATGATATATTCTTAGTAGAAGAGAACAGCTACAATGCATGGCGTGGGGATGCATGGCCGTCCTTTCAAGATGTTCTACTTGGAGTAGAAGTTCCTGACGAAATATACAATGAAATAACACAAACAATTAAAGATCACGAATGGCAAATACCAACTAAGGTTATATCAAACCTTGAAATGATGGTTACGTATGGATGTACTTTAAAATGTGCATCCTGTACTAATTTTTCAGACTATCAAAATCACTCTAGGGGAAATGTACGTTGGAAAGATACAAGACTACATTTAAAAAGATTACTAGAACACAAAGTTAAAGTTGAAAAATTGTTATTGATGGGTGGCGAACCTTTTTTAAATAAAGACTTCCCAAATTGGATAGACGGATTAAGAACCGAATTTCCAGACATAAAACTTATGATATTAACTAACGGTCATTTGGTCATGCGAAACAAATGGATAATTGACTCCATGAGAAAGTATGGGAACATTTGGTTAAAGTTTTCTAATCATATGCCAGGGGCTGAGTGGTTTGAAGATAGCGTTGAACTTATCAAAAATAACTTTGATTGGGAAGTAGATCCTAAACCTTTCGATGATGATTATCTACAGTTTCAAGATGAACTTATAGTCTATAAAGACAACAACGGTAACAAGTTTGAAATAGCAAACTACGACACATACCAGCTAATGGTAAAAGGCACTTTTGGTAGTTTAAAGCCTTGGAAAAACGAGCCTGCCAAGGCTTTTGCTAGATGTATGCAACCTAAACAAGTAGCGTTCAACGATGGAATTTTATTTAAGTGTACAATGAACTGGAATCTGCAACATGCTCTAGCTAATCATAATCAAGCTGATGACAAAGACTGGGACGGCTATATATTCAACGGAGTGGATGTTCACGACTGTACTGCTGATCAGTTAAATAATTTTGTACAGAACATAGGAAAACCTAATAAGATTTGTGCTATGTGCCCAAGCGATGATCAGTCGGATAGTGAGACTTATATAGATCACTATGCAACTACAACAAGTAAAATAAAGTTTTTAAAATATGACAAAGAAACTGGAAGAAATTTTTAACATAGAAAATGAAGAACCTCAAACAGAAGATGAGGCTAAACAGTCTATCCCTGTTAAAAAGGAGTTCATACAAGAAGTAGATACTGCTATTGATAAAATAGACACAGCACTTCCTAGAGTTAGAGATTTAGATGACACAAGTGACAGAGAATTAGACGACTTAGCAGACTTAGCAACAGAGAAGTTTCAGGATCTTATGGATCTTGGTATGAATGTTGACAGTCGCTTTAGCGGCAATATATTCCAAACAGCAAGTCAGTTATTAGGACATGCTATTACTGCTAAACAGGCTAAGTTAGACCGTAAGTTGAGAACAGTTGACTTGCAAATTAAAAAATTACGTTTAGACAAACAAAGCCAAAAAGATGGCACCAATGAAGAGGCAGAAATCGAAGGCAAAGGTGTTGTTTTGGATAGGAATGCATTACTTCAAGAGATCCTCAAAAACAACAAATAAAACTAGTAAAGTTTGCTAAATACAACACAAGGACCTATTACCATGAAAACATTTGTAGAATATTTAACAGAGGCCGCTGACAAAACATATGATTTTAAGATCAAAATGTGTTGCGAGCCTGACAAAGACATTTTAAATGCTATGGAGAATGTATTAAAGGCATACGACATGGCATCAATGAGTAAACCAAAGCGTTTACCAATTAAAGAGCATCCAGGAGAGTTTCCTAACAGAGGACCTATTGAAGTTCATGTTATCGAAGCCAGCGTTAAGATGCCTGTAACTCCACCACAAATCAAAGAGATGATGAAGCAACGTGCTGGTATTAATGAAGCAGACATTTTAGTATATACTAAAGGACAGGATGAGTCCTATGTTGCTGATCAGGGTGCTAAAGCAGACGGTGCTTTACTTGAGAAAGACTTAGAGAAGTCAGACAACAGTGAACACGGCACAGAGAAGTTTAAGAACAGCATGCTTAAAGATTTAGAGTCAAGTGTAAAGCATGAATATGCAGATCCTAACACAGAGAAAGGTAAAACTACAAATGACCTTCCTACTGGTGACCAGAGTCCTGTAGGATCTACAGCAAATAAAAAGCCAGAGCCTAAGAGTTCTGCTAGATAAGGTGTATTACAGTGACATATAAAACAATGGCAGACATACTAAAGCAATTTGACGAGAGTTGCGGTAGTCCACACGGTAAGAAAAAAATGCGTGAAGACGATGTTGAAGAAAGAAAACTTACTAAAGACGAAATGTCTGACAGAGAAGACTACGTTAAAGGCATGAAGAAGAACAAGAAAGATTTTAAAAAGCGTTACGGTAAAGATGCAGAGTCCGTAATGTATGCAACAGCAACAAAAATGGCCAAAGAAGGCGTAAACGAAAGCGAGGAGAATAAAGTGGAAGAAAAGAAACAAGAAAATGTCCAAGCCGAAGAAAGACAACAAGACCTTAATTGGCTAGAAGACATTAAGAGATTATCAGGGCTTGAGAACACTTACGAAAATAGTGCAGATGCTATGAAAGAGTATAAGGTTGACGAGTCTACAGAACAAGAAGCAGAGGTTATTAAAGAATCAGCAGAGCAAATTGACGAAGGCGATGGTATCTATCATCCATGCACAAAGTCATTTAAACATGCTAAGTTTGGTGAAGGCACAGTATTACACGGTGAGCATACACTAAGCGAGTCAGGAGAAGTATCACACTACGATGCAAGTTTTGTACGTGAAGATGGTTCTAAGTTTATTGTTAGAAACATTCCTGTACGTAACATGATCGATCCTGTAGTCGAAAGCCACATGCACAAGAAAAAGAAAAGTAATGAAGACGTTACTGAAGAAGAACAAGTAGACGAAGTAATGCCATTTGTAAAGATGACTTACAAAGAGATACAAGATGATATCAAAAGTACAAGACTAGAAATGGAACTTGGCGATGAGGAAGACGTTGATATGCTAAAGCCACGCCTCAGAGATTTATTAGATATGAAAGATGTTGTGAAAGTGATTCTTAATAATAAAGGCTGGGACACTGGATATATAGTTGGTGCAATGATGGACTCAGGTTTAGATACATCTGTCAGAGAAGAGTTGGCAGAAAAATTTAAAAAACAAGTTTCTAAAGATCCACAACTTGCAAAAAAATTATTTAAAGATCCTCAAGTAGACGAAGCAAGTGGTGTTCGTAAAGAAAAGAAAGGTAAAGTTGACAAGTCAGAAAAGAAACATTACCATTGCAAACTTACAAAAGACGGCGAGACCAAGGGTGTTCGCATGGTCAAAGACGAAGACGAATCAGAAGATGATCTTAAAGCAAGATGTAAGCGTGAGAACATGGGCTGGAAGTTAGAAAGCATGAGAAAACTTGATGAGTCGTTTGAAATGGAAGGCAAGAAAAAATATGACCACGATGGAGATGGCGACATCGACAGTGATGATTATATGGCTCACAGAGATATGGTAATTAAGCGTGAAATTGCTAAGAAAAAAGGCGAAGTTGAAGAAGGTCTGTCTGAACTTGCTGACTTAATGGCACTTGCTGGATTAGAAGGTAAAGTAGAGTTAGACGAACTTGCTAATGAGCCAGGACAAGGTACAGAAGAGACAACAACATACAGCGTGTCAGATGTTACAGATCAAGGTAACGACTTACATGCTAAGTCAAAGCAACACGCAGACAAAGCAAAGTTGGGTGACAACCCAATGGCTACTGAAGAAGTAGACGTAGTTGAAAACAAACTTTGGAAAGCATATCAAGCAGAACTAGAAGGCGTTAAAAAATGAAAAAACTAGCAGAATATTTTGCAGAGTCAGAACAAGGTAGCATTAGACCACAAGTAGGCGACACGGTTGATATTCATATTAACGAGGAACTTGCTATTGAAGCAGGCGTGTTAGAGTCTACCGAGGACAAACTTGTTCTTGAATATGACGAACGTGGAATATCACTGCTAGAAGCACTAGACCTGGTTGAAGGTTTCACCCCAGACAGTTTTGAAGGTTACGTTACAAACTTTGAATTTACAGGTGACGATGGTGAGACTCAAAATGGTACTTTATACTTTACTGCTAACGTTGAGGATGGACAGGTAGTAGTAGATCCTAAGTCATTAAGAGGCGAAAGTGACCCTGATTACATTGCTAAAGTCGACGACGAATCGGCAACATTAGTTGTCCAGCCAGGACAAATAGATCACGAATACGCATTAGAAGCCGCACAAGAAGAAGCCGAAGTTATCTGGAGTATGCGTGACGACAAGTATGCACACGGTGAAAGTGTTGAGCATATCGACGAAGAAGAATTAGACGAGCTTGATGAAGGTGCAATGAAAAATGTTGTAACTGATATTGAGGATGCAATGGGGCCTACAAAGATTAGATATAAATTAAAACAAAAAGGTGGTAAGTTTATTGTATCTGTAGATTCAAATGATGAAGAAGATGCACAGAAAGCACTAAAGATGCATCCACTATATGTTGCTGGTAAACTAAGAGTTGTTCCAGAAGTTGAGAACGAAAGTGCGTTAATTGCTGTAGACAAAATGCCTAAGCGTAGCCAAGCAGAAGCAATGGCAGATGCTGATGATAAGTTTATGAGTTTACTGAACAAGTTACTAGGCAAAGAGCCCGAGACAATTACTACTAAACCTAAAGACGATAATATTGTAGACAAACTTCGTGATAAGATGAGTAGAGGAAGCACTATCTTAAAGAAAGAAGAAGTTGAACTAGATGAAGCAGAATATCAAGGTCGTGAAGTTAAACTTGGTAAGCCAATGCGTGGTGATGTGGCCAAGTATAAAGTCTATGTAAAAGATCCAAAGACAGGCAACGTTAAGAAAGTTAACTTTGGTGACAAGAATATGGAAATCAAACGTGACGATCCTAAGCGTAGAAAGTCATTTAGAGCTAGACACGGGTGTGGTACACCAAAAGCCAGTGACAGAACTAAGGCACGTTACTGGTCCTGCCGTATGTGGTCTAAGAAGCCAGTTAGTAAGATTGTATAACAATGAGAGCCAAAGACTTTGTAACAGAAGTTAAGAAAGGTAAAATATCAGACTACCAAGAAAAAGCTATCTCTGGTGCTAGGACCTTCCCACAGATTGATCAAGGTTACGGTCTTTATAGATTTGGACTAGCAATGGCTAGTAGTCCTGAAGATAACGGCGGCAATGGCGTTCACGAACTAAACAACAGACCAGTAACATTATGTTACAGTAAGCAAGAAGAAGATATTATTAACAAGGCTCTTAAAAAACTTGGACTAAGTTCACAGCAAATGACTAGTCCTGGTAGTCAGGAACCTAAAGACACACAAAAAGTAAGTCCTATGCCAGCACGTGACGCAGTAAAAAGGAAAGGCAAGTGAGAATAAAAGAAATTCTTAAAGAACAACAAGGTATTAAGTTATCACACGAAGAACTTAAAGCCGCTATAGAAAACAATCAAGCACCTAGAGTAGTGAATGCCAGTTGGTCACGTGATAATAATAGTTTTGGAGAGTTAGAAGATTTAGGTTTTATGACTAAAGAAAGTGAACCTATAAGTGGTTCAGACTATCTCATAACACAAACGTATACAGGTCCAGGACCTGTAACACTTGTACACAGTGACGGCAGAGAAGAAGTTATTAACCAAGGCTGGTCGGACGAAACAGAGGTAGATTACTCATGAGAGCGAAAGAATATCTAGCAGAGAAAAAAGCGGCTCAACCAATACCTGATCGTATAACATACATT